TCCACGGCGGGCATGAACAGCGCCAGCATGGGACGGGAACAGTTCCTGTACTGCCGCCAGCTGCTGGAGGGTCAGGTACAGGACCCCCGCACCTTTGCCCTGATTTACGAAGCCCCCGAGGGTGCCAGCCCATACGAAGAAAAGACATGGAAGGCTGCTAACCCGATGTACGGGAGCGCTGTCCGTCCCGAGATTATCCAGCTGGCGGCCAAGAAGGCTCAGGCTGTCCCCAGCCAGCGGGCGTCCTTCCTGGTGAAGCATCTCAACTTGTGGATGGATGCCCGCTCGCCTTGGATGGATATGGCTAAGTGGGACGCTTGCGCTGACGTCAGCCTCAAGCGGGAAGACTTTGAAGGGAAGACCTGTTACCTGGGGCTCGACCTAGCTACCCGGTCTGACGTCACGGCTAAAGCCTACGTCTTCCCCCGGTCCCGTGAAGACGGGCAAACAGAGTACGTCATCTTCTGTGATAGCTACCTCCCTGAAGCGGTAATCGAGGAAGACCGTAACCCCGCCTATCGCGGCTGGGCGCTTGAAGGATGGATCAAGACCACTCCGGGGAATATTACGGACTTCAGCTTTATCCGGGCTGACGTCCTGCAAGACCGCGAACAGTTCCACGTTCAAGAGGTCTGCTACGACCCTTGGGCGGCTACCCAGCTGGCGACTGAGCTACAGGCCGAGGGTATGCCCGCCGTTGAGGTCCGCCCCACCACCAAGACGCTCAGCGAGCCGATGAAGGCTCTAGAGGCTGCCGTACTGTCCGGGCGTCTTCGCCATGACGGTAACAAGGCCCTCCGCTGGATGGTGGCTAACGTCGTCTGCAAGGCTGACGCGGCTGGGAACGTTTACCCCCGCAAAGAAAACGACTCCCTTAAAATTGATGGTGCCGTGGCCCTGATGACCGCCATGGCCCGCGTGTTGGTATCCGCTAACCTGAGCCCCTACACCGTCAGTCGAGGCTTGCAGTTCCTTGATTTGGAAGAGGACTAGCAATGAACCTTTCCTGGCTCCCCAGCCTCTTTAACCGGGGCAAGATTGCGCCGGTAGACCCGGCCCGTAATAGCACCGTCTTTCAGCCGCTGGGGTTTGTCCCTTCCGAGTTACGCCTTTCCATCGAGGAGCAGATTAGCGTATCGATGGTCTGGGCTTGCATTAGGAATATCGTTGACCCCATCGCTTCATCGGACGTCAACGTATTTACGGTAGACAGCAAGGGCAGGAAGCAGCTGCCAGATGAAGCCTTGGTGTACCTGCTCAACGTCCGACCTAACCCGGACCTGACCGCCCAAGCCTTCAAAGAGATTCTACTTACCGAGACCCTGATTAACGGTAACGGCTTCGCTGAGATTGTGAAGGACAAGGCTGGCCGGGTTGCTGAGTTATGGCCCCTGCCTACTGACGCGGTGAAGGTCACGCGGGACGCTAGCGGGCTGGTCTACGTAGTCGCCCAGCAGGACGGGATCACCAAGACCCTGACCGCTGCCGAAGTTATCCACGTTAGGGGCCCTTCAGTCCGGGGCTTCGTTGGTGACTCCCTGGTATTCCGGGCGGCTAAAGCTGTAGCGCTCGCGGTAGCTCAGGAGCAGTTTGCGTCTGCCTACTACATTAACAACACCGTCCTAGGCGGGACCATCGAGATCCCCGGGCGTATGGATGACGAGACCCGCAAGGTTCTTAGCGCTGACTGGAAGGCTAAGTACGCCGGGAAGAAGAAGGCCCACGGTGTAGCCGTCCTAGAGGGTGGCGCTAAGTTCGTATCCTTCAACGTTGAGGCTGATAAGGCCCAGCTGATCCCAAGCCGCACCTTCAGCGTGGAAGACGTAGCCCGCTACTTCGGCGTCCCCCTGGTCAGGCTAGGCGTGCAGGCGGCTGCCCAAGGCTACGGCACCAACGTTAGCCAGCTTAACCTTCAGTTTGTCCGGGACACCCTGACGCCTTGGGTTAACCGCTTCTGTGAAGAGGTAGCTTTCAAGTGCTACCCGGAGCGCAAGCCGTGGCGCACCCTTGAAGTGGACTTGCAGTGGCTGACCCTTGGCGATGCCATGCAACGGGCGCAAGCCTACGAAGTGCTCATCAGGACGGGCGTAAAGACGGTTAACGAGTGCCGCGCCATTGAGGGTGACAACTCCATCGGTCCAGATGGTGACTTCAACCTAATCAGCACGGGCCTGATGATTCTGGACGAAGAGAACCTAGCCAAGCCTGAGCCCCCGGCCCCCGCTGGTCCCCCTGGTCAACCCCCTACAGTTGACCCTGAAGCAGACCCGGCTGACCCCACGGAAGCCCCTGAAGACGCGGCTGGGACGGCGCTAGACAGCTTCCGTAAGAAGATTAACGCCCGCTTGGCTGACCTGAAGCGTGCTGGGCATGGCCCCGAAGTCCTGGCGGCTCATACGGCCCAGCTGGTTGAGAAGGCCCTGGGGACCGTCCCTGGTGACCCCCAGAACGTCAGGACCGCCCTTGCCGCCGTTGCAGCTGGGGCCACCAACCAACAGGCGATGTTTAGCCTCCGGGTGCCCTAATGGATATCGACAAGCTCAAGACCTTTGCCAGCAAGTGCGCCCTGCCCGAAGGCGTCCCCATGGCGGCTAAGAAGGACAGCGCTGGCACTGTTTACCTGTACCAAGAGATTAGCGCCCCGGAGTACGGCGGCATTTCCGCCAAGATGTTTACGGATGAGCTTAAGGCTCTAGGTAACGTGACCACGCTGGATATCCGTATCAACTCTATCGGCGGCTCAGTCATCGAAGCGCTGGGCATCTACAACACGCTTCTAGCTCACCCCGCCAAGACCAAGACCGTCTATATCGACGGGATCGCGGCTAGCGCTGCCTCCTTTATCGCCATGGCGGGTACCAAGATCGTGATGGCTGAGTCCGCACAGCTTATGGTTCACTCTCCGTGGATCATGGCGAGCGGCAACGCCAAGGACCTCCGCAACATGGCGGACATGCTCGATCGCAACACCACGATCCTGGTGGGCATCTACGCCAAGCGCACGAAGCTCCCGGCGGACACGCTGACCGCGATGCTCGACGCTGAGACCTGGCTGACCGCCACCGAGGCTGTAGCCCAAGGCTTCGCTGATGAAGTAGCAGGGTCCCCGGCAGCTGAGAAGATGGCTGCCAAACTCCCGGATATTCTTACCGCCGCTGTTGTTACCCAGCGGCAGATTTCAGAAGCAGACTTGGCTATCGCCGCTATGGAGATGGCCCTAATGAGCAGCAAGGTCTAAGCGCCAGCGCTTGGACTCGCGGGCCAGCCCGCTTGAATGTTTATCAAAGAAGGGAAACACCCAAATGATCACCCAACTTAAGAACCGTCTTGCCCAGATTCACACCGAGGCTAGTAACGTCCGGGCTGCTGCTGTTGCCGGTAACCGTGACCTGACCACTGAAGAGACCGCCAGCATTAAGGCGAAGATGGCAGAGTTTGATCGGGTTAATGACCAGATCAAGACCCATGAGGCTATGGACGCTCAGGCCGCGCTACTCGCTACCCCGGAGCCGCGTAAGGTCAGCATCACTGGCGGAACCATCGTTGCCGCGACTCAGGCTAACCACGGCTTTAAGGATATTGGCGACTTCCTCAAGTCGGTTAAGAACGCTAAGTACGGCGCTGCCGACCCCCGCCTTGCCCAGAACGCTGTTGTTACCTACGGCAATGAGACCACCAACGCTGACGGTGCGTATGCCCTTCCCCCTGACTTCCGGGCGGGTATCAACTCGATGCTGAATGGTCCCGAGTCCCTGGTTAGCCGCCTTGACCAGATCTTTACCCCTAACCTCTCCATCACCATGCCGATGGACGAGGACGCGCCTTGGTCGGCTACCGGTATTCAGGTGGCTGCTGTTTCGGAAGGTGCGCAGTACGCCCAGACGAAGCCCGTACTGAAGACCTTTACGGCTTCGCTCGCCAAGTACGGCGGGCTAATCAGCGTGTCTGAAGAGTCGCTCGAGGACGGCACCCAGCTTGGTCCCTACGTCCAGAAGAAGGCGGCTGACAAGCTCAACTACGCCCTGAACGCGGCTGTTATCACCGCGATTGGCGCGTCGGGTGGGAAGATCACCGTTGCTAAGCAGGCTGCTGAAGCTGTCGGCGCTGCCCCGGCCGCTGCGACCCTGTACGCGATGTACGCCCAGCTGTTTACCGCGTTCCGTCCGGGCGCTGTATGGCTCGCTAACCCGTCCCTGGAAACCAGCTTCTTCGCGCTGAACGGTACCGCCGCGCTTAACTACCCTATCTACATTCCGGCGGGCGGCATCCTGGGTAACCCGACTGCCACTCTGTTGGGTAAGCCGGTTCTGTTCGTAGAGGGCCTTGCGGCTAAGGGCGCTGCGGGCTGTCTGTATCTGGTCGATCCGGGCCAGCTGTTCGCTATCCTGAAGTCCGGTGGCGTCAAGTCTGACGTTACCCCCTACTTCGCGTTTGATCAGGATCTGGTCAGCTACAAGGTTAGCGTTCGCGCTGCCTTCAAGTCGAAGTGGTCGGCTGTCATCACTCGCCCTGACGCTACTACCGCGTCGAGCGTCCTGACCCACGCCACCTTCTAATAGCTAGTTTCATAGGGCTGGGGATCACTCGATCCCCGGTCTTATTGAGATCAACTATGGCCCTACGCATATTCAAATACTTTAGGGACTTGCTCGACGCGCCCACGCCCGAGGCTAACAAGGTCTTGGCGTGGAACGCTGATGGCACGGCCCTGGTTAACGTCACGCCCACGGGCGGCGCGTACACCCTGCCCACGGCTTCAGCCTCTGTCCTTGGCGGGATCAAGGTTGGCTCAGGGCTAAGCATTGACGGTGCAGGCGTAGTTACGGCAGCTGGTGGCGGTTACACCCTGCCCACGGCTACGGGCGCTGTTCTAGGCGGGGTGAAGGTTGGCTCTACGCTCAGCATCGCCGCTGGGGTGTTGGACTACACCAACCCTAACCCCACGCCCTACGTCAACCCCAACCCCACACCTTACGTTAACCCTAACCCCACCCCCTACACCCTCCCCACGGCAGCTGCTGGGACCCTAGGTGGCGTCAAGGTTGGCTCTACTCTCAGCATCGCGGCTGGGGTTCTGGACTACACCAACCCCAACCCAACCCCTTACGTCAACCCCAACCCCACTCCCTACACCCTCCCCACGGCAGCTGCTGGGACGTTAGGCGGGGTGAAGGTCGGGACCGGGCTGACGATGGCTTCCGGGGTGCTTTCAGCTGACGTCCAAGCTGGGACCTACACCCTCCCCACGGCAGCTGCCGGAACGTTAGGCGGGGTGAAGGTCGGGACCGGCCTAGCTATCGATGGCTCAGGCGTCCTGTCTTCTACCGGTGGCTACACCCTGCCCACGGCTTCGGCATCTGTCCTGGGCGGCATCAAGGTTGGCACCAACCTGAGCATTGACGGGGCCGGGGTTCTGTCCGCTTCAGCTGGTGGCTACACGCTTCCTACCGCTGACGCTGCCACGCTGGGCGGGGTGAAGGTCGGCTCTACCCTTAGCATCGCCGCTGGGGTGCTGGACTACACCAACCCGAACCCAACCCCCTACAGCCTTCCCACGGCAGCCGCTGGGACGCTGGGCGGCATCAAGGTTGGTAGCCGCCTAACCATTGCCGCTGGCGTGCTCTCCGCTGACCTTCAGACATACACCCTCCCAGACGCCACCAGCACTGTTACCGGCGGGGTGCGCCTAACCGGCCAGCTGGGCGGCACTGCCACCAGCCCCACGGTCACGGGCGTTACCGGCGCTGTTGTGGATGTCTCCAACGTCAACGCCACGGGCACGCCCGACGCAACTACCTACCTCCGGGGTGACGGCACCTGGTCTACGCCCGCTGGTGGTGGAGGTGGCGCTACCTTCAACCACGTTGCTACCGCAAACGTTACCAACTCGACTGTTACCCCCGCCAACATCACGGGTCTTTCATTCTCCGTAGCCGCCACAACCGGATACGTCTTTGAAGCCATCATTACCCACCAAGGTACGGCAACGGGTGGACCGCGTTTCAACCTTAACGGTCCTGCTGGCTCTACCGTAGCTATCCGTTGGCATCGTGCCACTACCGCTACAGCCGATACCATCTCTACCGACCTAGCCTTTAGCGCGGCTGCCCAGACGGCTGCTGTCACCACGGGTGGCACGGCTACCGTAATGGTCACCAAAGTATGGGGCACCGTCACCACTGGCGCTACCGCTGGCACCTGCCAATTCATGCTCACTAGCTCCACGGCTGGTCAGACCGTAACTGTCTATCGTGGCTCCTGTGTAGAGGTTTACTAATGGCGACTTACTCTTATCTAGCTTCCATCCGCTATCTTCAGGCTCAGGGCAACGCCGCGCTATATGCCCGCCTTCGTGATGCTGCTGGGCTTTACTACAACTTCGTTACGGGCACCTGGGACGTAGCAGAGACCGCCAACACCAAGGCGTTCCTGACTGAAGTAGATGACGCCTCCAGCGTTGAGTCCCGCTATCAGGCCACCGTTACCCTGCCCGAGATTAACGCCACCACTATCCTTGAGTACGTCCGGGCTAGCGATGCCATGGTGCTGGGGGAAGAGTCGTTACCCGCTCGCGCTGCTGTTACCGTGGGACCTACCGGCGGTACCGCCCTTACGTCGGTCCAAGCGGTCAAGACGTATCTGGGCAACACCAAGACCACGGATGATGACCTGTTCGCCCGGTTGGTAGTGGCTGCTTCCAAGTGGTTTGAGCAGCAGACCAACCGGAAGATTGTCCTAGCCATCTACACCGATACCTTCATCGGGGACGGCGGCAGCATGGTTGCCGCTAGGCAGTACCCGCTCAATACCGTTACCAGCGTCACGGTTGGCACGGTCACGGTCCCGGCAGCTGTAGCGGCTAGCGATGATGGCTACCGGGCCGTAGACAACACCATCTACCTCCGGGGCTACTGCTTCACCAAGGGTGAGCTTGTCCTGGTGACCTACTCCGCTGGCTACGCTCAGGTCCCGGCGGATATCGAGCAAGCCGTCATCGAGCTAACCGCTGACCGCTACAAGTACCGCCAGCGTCAGGGCAAGACGTCCGAGTCAGCTGGTGGTGAGTCTGCCAGCTTCACCCCCTCCACGGTCCCCGCGTCAGTAACCGTAGTGGTTGACGCCTACAGGAAGCACTCCGCTTAGCCATGTCCTGGGAGCTTTCAACATCGAAGGTTGAGCACGTTAAGACGCTCTTTACCTTTGAGCAAAGCGTGCTGGCCCGCCTTCGTATCATCGTGGCGGCTAAAGCCCAGCAGGTTGCTGCTACTGCACGGGCAAAGGTTAAGGGCCGTATTGCTGAGTCCATCATAGTCAAGGACGTTGATAACAAGTACGGCATTAAAGGCATCATCGCTTCTAAGTGGTACGTCGGCCGGTTCTTTGAGCTTGGCTACGGCGGTAAGCCGGTCAAGGTCAGGGCGTTTACCCGCCACTACAAGCCGGGTGACGTTATCGGCATCATTAAGAAGAAGACCTTTAAGAAGAAGTCCAACATTACATGGGGCGTTAAGACGGCGGGCACCACCAAGGTAAAGGGCTACACCCGTCCCCTTCCCCGCATTCATCGCCCCTTCCTGACCGCTGCCCTTGACGAGCTACGCGGCAGCATCCGTAGCGCCGTTGCTTCCGCCATAAGTGAGGTAGCCCGTGGCTCTTAGCCGTAAAGCGATTTGGGACGCACTAGAGACCCGGCTGGCAACAGTCCCCGGCCTAGTTTCTACCTCCCAAAAGTTGGTCATCTTTAGCGACGTCCCCCCTTCTGACCAGCCCGCGCTTTACCTTCAGCCGGGAACCCAGCAGGCGGATAGCCAGCCGGGAAGGTCCACGGTCTGGACGCTTAACGCTGACGTAATGGTCTACGTCTTTGAGGACTCAGACGCGGGCCCCAGCGGGACCCTACAGACAATTCTAGACGGCATTGAAGCCAAGCTAGAAGCCCAGCCGGGAGAACGTAACCCCACGGGCGCGCGGTTCCCCAATAACGGATTTGCCACCACCCTGGGCGGCATTGTGTCAGCGGTTCGTATCAAGTCTATCGAGACTGACGAGGGGGCATTGGGTCCCCAAGCGGTTGCGGTAGTCGGTGTTGAAATCCAGACGGTGGCGTAAGCCCCAAAGGAATAGGAAATGAACGGTACTATTAACTTCGGCAGCGGGCGCCTCTTCCTCTTGGACGGGACTAACGCCCGTGAGGTTGGCGTGCTCAAGGACGTATCGGTGGACTTCTCGAGCTCCCAGAAGGAGCTTCGTGGCTCGCGGCAGTACGCCCTTGCTATTGCCACCAGCGGTCAGACCATCACCGGCAAGGCGGCTTCGGGCGTCTTCTCCGGGGCTCTTATCTCCAGCATCCTGGGACTGACCACGGCTGCCGGGTCCAAGCGCACCATCAGCGAGAGCAAGACTCATACGGCTGGCTCTGCCACGGTCACCCCGCCCAACTCCGGGACCTTCTATAAGGACCTTGGTGTTGAGGACGCTAGCGGCATTCCCATGACCTACAACAGCGGCACCCCCGCCGTTGGCGAATACAAGAACGTTGCGGGCGTCTATACCTTCAACGCCTCTCAGGTTAGCCCCGTCACCATCAGCTACGCCTATACGCTTGCGGCGCTTGGCTATACCGCCACTATCAATAACAACGTTCAGGCTGCTCCTACGTCCTACCAGCTGCTGCTCTCTGAGGACTACGGCAGCAAGACCTTCGGGATCAACCTGTTTAACGTTGTGATCCCCAAGGTCAGCATGGGCGTTAAGGCCGAGGACTTTACCGAAACCTCTATCGAGTTTAGCGCCATCTCCAACGCTACCAACAGCGTCGGGGAAATCTTCTTCGAGAAGTAAAGGATAACCAATGGCTACCGTCAAAGTCAGAGGTAACGAATATCAGGCCAGCGCTCTGACCTTGGGAGACCTTCGGGCTCTCACCAAGGCAGGGCACTTGGCTGCCCTGTCTTCCGCTACTCCCACGATGCTGCTAACTGAGGAGCAGATTGCTGCCAGCATCGCGGTTATCTCAGCGTCCTTCATGCGAAAGCATACCGAGTGCTCTCCCGAGTGGGTGGCTGACCAGCTGGAGCTTGCCGACGTTCAGCCGTGCATCCACGCGGTACTAGAGGCGTCAGGTTTCATCCGGGCTGCAAGCCCAAACGTTCCGAGCCCCTAAGCACTTCGTCTTGGGGGCAGCTGTTCGCCCATGTAGCGGCTTCAACAGGTTGGACGTTCCAGCAGGTGGGTGACTTAACCCTCTGGGACCTGCAAGACCTTAACGAGTATTGGGCTGCACACCCGCCCGTTCATCTCATGGTTGCGGCTTACCTAGGCGTGAAGCCCACCGGTCCCAAAGAGAAAGCCACCCCCGATAGGTTGCGGGCACTGGCTCAAGAGTTTGGCCTAAAGGAAGGTTAGCCTTGTCCGACGTCAACGTATCAATCGGGGTAAGCCTCCGGGAGCTTCAGCAGGGTCTTGGGCAGGCTGGCGGCCTGGTTAAAGACTTCAAGCAAGAGGCTAGTAGGGCGCGTGAAGCGGCTATGTTCTTTAGCCGTGCCATCACGGACGTAGGTGGTGCCGCGTCTGGTGCCGCTGCCATGACTTCCAACCTGCTGGCGGGCTTCGCCATGGGCGGGCCCATGGGTCTGGCTATCGGGGGTATCAACGCCCTGATTGCAGCCATCAAGGAAGAGAAGACCGCCAGCGCTGAAGTAGCGAAGGTGATGCTTCAGGAACAGAAGGACTTTGAGGCAGCCGTCAGGAAATCGTCAAAGGCTCTACGGGATCGCAAGCTAGCGCAAGAAGGCAAGAGCCCCGAGTCAGAGGACCTGAAGGTGTCCGCCAAGGACCTTCAGGCGAAGCAGCTGGAGCAGCAGGCAAAGCTCAACGCCCTTCTGGCGCGTCAGGATGCCCTGCTGAAGCAGAAGAAGGACCTAGAGACCAAGGGGCCCACTGATAAGACGCTCCCCCTGGTTACCCAGCTGGATAACATCGACGCTGCCCTAGGACCGGTTAACGACCAGATCCAGTCTCTAAAGGACTCCATCCCTGAGCTTATCAAGGGCGCGGATACGGTTGGCGCCGATGCCTTGGGCGTTGCAGGGGATGACATTAAGAAGGCTACGGCCGACCTTTTGGCGGCTGAGAAGCTACTACGCGAAGCACGCGGCGATGCATACATGGCGGGGGAGTTCCCCGGGGTGATGGGCTATGACGATGCCCACGCCAAGAGTCAAAAGGGCATTGTAGACCAAAAGACCGGGGACGATGCTGCCAAGCGGTTGAGTGGTGCTGATGCCGCGTCCTTCGATGAAGGCAACTTCAATCTTGAGGGTCAGGTCAAGGCTACCGACCAACAGGATAAGTTGCTCGCCTCTGTGGAGAGCACCACTGCTGCTGCCGCCACCATGGGCAGTATCATGGGGCAGGCTTTCGCGGGCATGGCTACCGGACAGCTGACGCTAATCGAAGGCATGAAGCAGATGGTTAACGGCATCGTTCAAATCATCGCCAAAGCCATGATTCAGTTTGAGGTTGAAGCGGCTATCGCTGCCGTCAAGGGGGCGCAGTCAGCCTCCATGGTCCCCTTCATCGGGCCCATCCTGGCTATCAGTGCAGCTGCCGCCGTCTTCGGGGCCATGATGTCTTACCAGCCCAGCGCTTCAGCTGCTGGCGGGTTTGATATTGGCAACTACAACCCGATTACCCAGCTGCACGCCCGGGAGATGGTCCTACCCGCTGAGCTTGCCGATAACGTCCGTAACATGACGGGCAGTGGCGGCAACACCTACGTTATCAACGCCCTCGACTCCAAGAGTTTCTATCAGGCGCTACGGGCTAACGACGGGGCGCTAATCAAGGTCCTTGACCGGGCTGCTGCTGAAGGGCGGTTCTAATGTCTACCAGCGTCTTTCCCGACCTTCCCGGCATCGATATTGCCGTGGAGCGTGAGGCTATCTACAAGACCACTATCCATGAGACCGCCAGCGGTAAAGAGGACCGGGCCAGCTGGCAGTCAACGCCACGCTACCGCTACAAGCTGACCTACAACCTAGTGCGGGATAACGTAGCTGCACCCGCTCCATACGCTGCCTACTCTGAAGCCGGGGTGGTGTTTCAGTTCCTGTCTTCTTCCGCTGGGGCTTGGGACTCGTTCGTGTTCCCGGACCCCTACAGCGGGACTAATACTCAGGTCCGGTTTGTGGAGGACTCCGTAACCGTCACCAAGATTGCTGACCACTTCTGGTCTGTCTCCTTCAGCCTGATTAGCGTGAAGTAGATATGAAGACCACCAATGTTACCCTTGACGCGGCACTAGCGCTTAACGTCCATAAGCTAGCCGACCTTTACACCATAGAGTTTAGGGAGGGGACGGTTAGGTGGACGTCGGCTGACCTGAACGTGACCGATGGGGTCAACACTTGGCTTGCCGCTGGTGCCACGGTCCCGCTCATCTCCCGAGGTAACAGCAAGGCTTCAGCTGGCCTGAGCGTTGACAGCCTAGAGGTAACCATCGCTCCCGGGGCTTCAACGCTTGGTGGCCTGTCCCTGAAGCTGGCGGCCATTCAAGGCAGCTTCGATAACGTCCGTGTCCTAGTCGAGCGGGCGTATATGTCCACCTGGGGAACCGCTGCCAACCTCAAGGTGGTTGTGTTTGACGGGCTGGTGGTAGACGTAGCTCCCGGTTCTACCGAGATTGTTTTGAGCGTGAAGTCGGCACTGAATAAGCTCAACGAACAAATCCCTAAGCGGCTGATCCAACCTCAGTGCCCGTACCGCGTCTTCGATACTCAATGCGGTCTAACGGCTGCCACCTGGACTGACTCAGCCAAGACCGTTGCAGCTGGGACCACGGCAAGCGTCATCCAGCTTAACGCTAGCTCCACGACGGCTAACGTGGGCGGCTACGTCCGGGTAACCAGCGGCACCCTTAACGGCACCTACCGCACCATTAAGGCTGTTGCTGGTGCTGCCGTAACCTTGAATATGCCCCTGCCCAGCATCCCGGCAACCGGCGTCACCCTTAGCATCGTCAAGGGTTGCGATAAGACCCGGGTAGCTTGCAGGGCGTTTAGCAATATCCAGAACTATGGCGGCTATCCAGACGCGCCCCGTGCTGACAGTGAGGCTAAGTAATGGCAAAGCGTAGGCCAGCGATTGATGGTGGTGAGGGCATCCCCTGGGAAATTGACCCGCGTAACCCGAATACCACGGGTGGAGGGCCGACTGTTTCGCCTAGCCTTCTGACTTCCTCGACCACCTTTGGCGACCCGCTGCCAGTTGTTTACGGTCCCGTGAAGGTGAAGGGCCGTAACGTCTACATGGGGGCCCGTGGGTCTGACCACCTTTGGACCTTTACCGACGATGCTGTCGGGTGGCGTAACCAGACCGGCTGTCTCGACCTGTTTACCAAGTCTC